CCGCTGCCGCCCGGGGTGCCGCGCCCACAGCTTCCACAACCCCGGTCTCGTACCGGTTTGTCCCCCCGCCACCATGCCTGACGATGGAGCAGGGGTCTGCCTCGTCGTCGAGCGCGCCCCCGACGCACCCTCACCAAGCGATCAAGATGCGCAACGCACTGCGGAAATCGCGGAAGTGATGCGGTGTGTGGAGGCGACTGCTGAAAACCAGCGTCGTCTTTTACGTGCTGTACAGGTTCTGGCGGAGAAGTGTGGGGATGTCAGTGTATCTGCCAGGGTCAACGTGGCCCTTGGACCTCCTCCCACCGGGGGTGACCATGAGTCAGATGCTGGACCAGCTCGCCGCGGAGCTTCGTCCGGAGCTTCTGACGTGGGACCTAATGCTGTATCGCGGCGTGCGAAACCTGCGGCGTCTCGAGAACGCGGTGCGCCGCTCGACCCCGTCCCCGGACGGGTCATGACGGCGGAGAGGTTCAATTACCTCATTGACAATCCTTTCTGTGAGCGGGAGGACTGGGAGGCCGAATGGGTTGACAAAGCCCTCGACTTCGAAGCCTACCGGGCATTTAAGGAGAGCGCGGTGCCGGCCAAGGCAACTACGGGCTTCCAACGGGACCCGCGGCCGAAGGCCGGCCCCAGCGCCCCTGCAAAGCAATCCGCGCTGACCGCGAAGGAGCGCCTTGGAATCCACTTCCCGCTTGTCGCCAATTTTCTCGAGCTGAGCTACGAGCGCTACCGGCACAAGGAGGGCCTTGAGACGTTCATCAAGGATGTGCGGGACCAGGCCCACATCGCGTCAAACGTGTCCAACACGAAGGTGTGGTCCGCCCTGCTTAACCACGTCGCCGAGACGGTGGGTGGTGAGCAGGTCCGGTTGTTCGGCCACTACTGGAAGGGGAGCTACGAACCGGGTTGGTTGGAGTCAGTCGACCCCAAACTCGGCGCTTCCAACTGGTACAAGATTTTTGTCACCAGTCCCTTGCAGACCGGCGTTCCCGACGAGGTGCGCAAGCAGTACCTCCAGCGTGTCTCAAGCCCACCAGTGGTGAAAGAGGGTAGGGACGCCCCCTCCAAGCGGACATCCGGCGATCGAGAGCATACGCCGGCAGGCAAGGAGCTTTCTGCCATTGACGCACTCACGGCGCTCATCCGGGACAAGAAAAACGCCCGCAAGGGTGGTAATCAAGCCCACCCCCGGCAGCATGTGCCCACCCAG